TCTTTCAATGAAATCCCTTCGTTGACCAATGATTTAGAGCCGCACATGCATTTGGTACGCCGGCTTTATCAACACCATAACGATTTTTTATATATTTAAGTCCCCATAGTACCTGAGTAGTCCCAGTAACGCCTTTTAGCCATTCTGATCTACCCTGGGGTATGCCATGATGTGAACCGTTGCGGGCTTTTGGATTCCACCGGGATTCATGAAAATAAAGTTTGTCTAAACAATAAAATTGCTCAAAACTATGGTTTAACTCCACAAATGCAAATTGTTTGTAAATAGTTGTTGGGGTTTTAGCAAAAGCGATTTGTGAATTTACAATTAATATAATAGTGAAAAGATATTTAATTAGTTTTTTTAATGATACTTGGGTCATTTCTAGGATAGTTTTATTTGTGTCCGAGTAATCAAATAACATGTCATGCAGGATTGATCAGGCATTACCCAACCCCCACACTTATTGCATCGTATTGGCTCTTTCATCTGCCCTCTCTAACAATAGATCAACAAACTCTATAAATGGCCTACAATGGCGTTTATTGGTCATATAAAACCTATCCTCAATATTTCTATCTAAATCTTTATAGGTTCTAATTGTCCAATCAGGCTTGCTTGCAGTAGGTATTACAAACATGCCCTTTGTGACCTGACTCACAATTATATACACTAAAGGTTTAATTACCTTTGAATCATAACCATAAACTGTATCCACAATTATTGGGTTATATGGAAATTCCTCAGCATTTCTAAATGCTCTACTACTGGCTTTTACCTCAATAACTAAATCATCAACTAACACATCCTTTTCATTTTTAGTTTTATCTATAATTTCCTCAGATGTTGTAGCAATAGAAAACTCCGGCACTAATACGCCTGGCACACCAAAATGGCTAAGTAGATCAGCAACGTAATGGTTATATGCATGACCATCTTCCATTGCTTTGTGGTAATCAAACTTGTTGTGCATTATGGCAACCCTTTATATTCAATGTGATTAACGCATCCACATCCAACACACTTACGTACGCCATTTTCATTGACCATTCTAGGATCATTACAAAATTCACAACACTCATTAAATGGCACTATGTCCAATTCAATGCCTGAATCTGTAAATGTTGCCCTGATACCTGTTGGGTCAATCATTTCCATATCACCCATTTTTGTTAGCACCTTCCTTGAAATACCACTTGCCGGCACTAGATAAGGTTGCCCATACTGCCTGACATCCTTTAGGGCATGTGTATCCATAAAAAGGCCTTTGTGTGCCTTTGGCTAAACCCTGTTTCAGAATCATTTGCCCGTGCTGGCACTGTTGCGCCGGTGGTTCAGATGATCCCAATTCATTTACAACTTCATCCATAGACATTGCAACAGAACTTGGTTCGGCCTTTTCTTCAATCTTGTTAGTAGCATCAATTTCAAATTGTTTGCGTAACACCCGTTCCATTAATGCAGATTTAGAACCAGGTGATCCATAAATTCTCTTAATGCTTTGTTGATCTTTAGCCACATCTGTAACAAATTCCTGCTCTAATGCAGGTGAAGGTGCAACTGACCAAGTTGATGAACGCTCTTTAGCGGCCAACACTTCTTGCTTTGAAGCAATGCGCTTTGTAGCGGTTTTCATTGCCGCCACTATTGCACGACCCCATGCGCTTGTTTCACAAACCATTAACTCACTGCCGGCGGTCATACCTTTACCTGGAATTTGTTCCCAGGCACATGCAACCCCTGGCCTTATGTCATGTGGGTCACGGTAACAAGCGGCGGTATAAACCACATAAGTTTTACCTGCCACTTCTACAATGTCATAAGGTTTATTAGGATCATAAGGTTGTAATGATGCTTCAGGAAAAACCTCTTTTAGTTGTGCTATACGTTCAGCCACATCAACATAATCATTCATATTCATTAGTTGTTTTCCTTTTCCCACAGGCTAACAACTTTTTCCATTAAATATTCATTATCTGCTTCAAGCATCTTTTGACGCATTGCAGGATGACTTCTAACGGTAAATTTTTGTACCTTTACATTTGTTTGTTTTGTATCGGTACTACCGCGCTTGTATCCGGTTTTAAAACCTTTGTCATAGCCATTTTCAACGGCCACCATCCATGTAACACCAATCAATAGTGCTACCAGCGTAAACAAACTGATTGTTATCAACCAGCCATATATTTCATAGTTCATATTTGACCACTTCCTTGAACTTGTCTAACCAATATGCTTCAACCATTTTGGCTGATAGCCTTCCTCTGATCTGCTTTGCGCCAATTGATTTTTTAGCGTGTTTGCGTATCAAAGAAGCCTTTACAAAATGCTTACGCTTTTGATCAACATAAGCACCGCTTTCTTTATCGTACTTAACTAATTCCAAACCATCACCTTTTCTAATTCAGCCGGTAAAGCAACCGGATCAACATCATTTACTACCTGATAGATACTGCCATTTGGATGTATAGATGGTGGCAATACAACATAACCTTTATGTTTAATATCTATGCCTGGTATTAACTTGCCTTTAAATTGTTTTGTGTTATCGGCAAGATAATAAAAGTGATAGCCGTTATCTGTTTTAACTGTATGGGTATTAGATGTAACGCATGTCCGGCGGTACTGTTCCCATAATGTCCTAGATGCAATATTGCGCTTATCAAAATCCAATACAACTAAATTAGATTGGGCAATGGCTAGGCCAATATTTAAATTATCATCGCCTTTAAACCATTTCTTGATAGTTGATAAATCATCACTTGCATCAAGATAACCGTGCCGTAAAAACTTGCATGGCTCTTTAGATTGTGGCTTTAGTGGTAAGACCCACCAACCCTTTTCAATGTAGGCTACGGCGTTCATTACTTACCACCTAATTTTTTATATTCTAACCATAACTTTTTGCGTAAGTGTTCATTGCGTTCATCTATTGCATCAATTTGTTTAGGTGTCATTAAGTCATTGTGTTCAAAATGGATATACCAATCAAACAATGTATCAATTTCTTCCACTGTAAGTTTCATTAGGCGATCCTTCTAACGCCTTTGTAATAACCATCTTTAATGTCATTCTCAATATGTTTAACTAATTGTGATCCGACTAAATATCTCCAAGACATATCTGTTTTTAATGTTGTGTCATTTCTTGTAACTTCATAACTAACATTGTCTAAAACTTTAATAGTTATAGATTTATTAGCATTTTGAAATATAGCAATAATGCCTGGTAATTCAGACATATCTGCCTTGCTAAGTTGTACTTTCATAATTAACCCCTTCCGGTCAATTGCGTTTGTAAATCCAATTAAACACCCGGGGGCTGACAAATGCAATTACTTATAAGGTTTTATCTAAATTATTTTTGTGATCTACCTCACCCGAAGGCTTTACCCATAGCAGTAAATGATCCATCAACATTAAATGGGATCATCTCTACGCTTACATTTCCACGCTTAACATGAATGATGACCGCACCGGCCTGCCATTGGGCGTAGCCTTTGGTATAGGACATCTTTTTTAGGTCGCAGGTGTGACCACACTCAACCCCTACTAAAACACGCTCTAAACGGCCATTAAAGGCCTCTGAATGGCATGTGTAGCCCAATCTGTGCGTGTGTCCCGACACTACTGACCGCCCCCAGCGTTTACTAAGATTTAACGCGGTCTGACCGGCTATATTAGATATAACACCTTCATCACCATGACACAGTACAAAGTTAGTGCCTGGAATTGGAAAAGGCTGTTTTGCATAATGGATGCCTAAATCATCAAAACCCATAAAGTTTGCATATTGTAATTCAGGCAATCCCATAAGCCCTGGAATGCGCTGTAAGGATTTGTACAATCTATCGGAATGGTTTGATCTTGATACTACATCTGTTTTTAAATCATAAAGAATATCTTGGCATGTAGCCCGATCTTCATCCAGGGTTTGCATAAAAGATTCAGCCTTGCCATCTGCGAATCTTGAAATAGTATTGAAATCCATTTCATCACCAACATTTAAAACTAAATCAAACTTAAATGCATTGACCAGTTTTTTTAGATTGATTACGGCCTCTGTAAATTGAAATGGGACTTGCAAGTCACTCACCACAAGATAGCGAGCATTAAATGATTTGTCGCGCTTAATCTTCATCCTCATCATCTGTTGGATCAATTCGGGGAATAATCTCACTAGGTTTATAACCTGGATTAATCCAATCAGGCATGGAATCACCCGGCTCTGTAATTAACCAAAATGCAACATCATGGCTAAACCCGGCGGCCTTGGCCGCTTTAAATATTTCATTTAAAGTAATGTAATGGTTTTCTAATTTGTTTAATGCATCAGCCTTAGCCGGCGTGCGCCGTTTACGCTGGGGTGCTTTTTTAGGTTTCTTAGTAGCCATAGTCACCAATTTTAGATCATACTATTCCGCGAATAGCGCGTTCAACGCCTTCTTCAAGGCTAATTTTTGGGGTATAGTAGTCACTCATCATGGTTGGGTCACCTACCCGATAGGCCACACCTGCCGGCTTATCAGTTAATACCTTAAAATTCTTACGATAGGTTTTTTCATGGCCTAGAACCTTTAAGGCTATTGTGGCTAAATCTATGAATGTTGTGGGTCTGCCGGTACATAGATTGACCGTTTGATTACAATCATTTCTAACCATAGTTATGACTGCATCAACTATGTCATCAATGTGTATAAAATCTCTAGTAGTAGTTGCCTTGCCCCAAATGTTAAAAGGGTTTGCGTTCATAATGGCGCGTTCAATAATAGATGGAAATGGGTAATCCAAATCTTGATCTGTACCGTATCCGCTAAATGGTCTAAGTGTTAATACCTTTGTGCCTTCTTCACGTAAATAATTCATTAACATTTCGCCGGTTAATTTTGACCAACCATAAGTCATGTCAGGTTTGCCGATCTTATTAAAATTAATGTCTTTTTCTTTCAACCGGCGTTTTTTACTTAGTGTTTGTAGTTCAATTGGATAAGCGGCTGATGATGAAAAGTAAACAAGATAGGGTTGTTTAGTTCTCATTGCCCAGGATGCAAACTCAGCATCAATGGCTAGATCAACCGCTAAGGCTAACGGTTCATTTTCTATAAGCATCCGGCCACCAACTACTGCGGCCAAATGAATTACAAGATCATATTGCTTTTTTTCTAATTGGAAAAATTTACGGCAATCAACACCTTGTTTTAAATCTACTAAAGTTAAATTAGCATGAGGTAGCGCACGTCTGAAAGCGCGCCCAACAAAGCCATGTGATCCCGTTATTAAAATATTCATTATTGCCATAATGTGTACATATTTGGCCTTATTCCACCAACTAAATCTGATTCATAACGACCTTGTCCTACAAGTCCAGGATCAATGGCGTATCTGTTTATTTTGTCACTAATTGTGTTTAATTCAAGATCGGCAAAACTTTTGCCTTGTAGGGCTTCCAATAATATTGGCGCACATGACATTTTAATGGCAGTTGCATGACCACCATAGGATTCTTCAATTTTTTTAATTCTTCCCGTAATTTGCACAGATTTAATAAGATGATCTCCAAAAGTTACCGTATCCCAATCATCAGGTACTTCCGGCCATACTTGATCTAATTTTTCATAAAATTTATCTACAAATTCACAATCATCATCTAATATCAGAATTTGTTTGTACTCTTTAAATTGTGCATAAAACAATCTATTTTTTGTGTTTAGTACATTACAAAAAATTGCAGACATATCAGTATTTAAATGGTCAATTGCTGGCCATCTTAGCCAATCAATTTCTAATTCTTTTAATTGATGCGTTATTGCGGTTAATCGGTCAGGCCGTCTATCTAAATTCACAACAATAACCGCATCAAACAATTCATTTATTTTCATTTTAATGTCTTTACCAAATCCGCATATTGTTGCGACCTGATGTATTTTTGTAATGTCAATAAATCTTCTTCATAAAATTTAGGTTGATTTACCCTGGCGTAACCTTCATCCATTTCAGCCTTACCGGCTACTGGATGTAAATGTTCAATTACAACATCTTGTAAATATTTTAATACGCCTAGATCAATACCTAATTGCTTAACAAAGTTATCAAAATAAAGGTGTCTGCATTTAGGAAATGTCATACCCCATAATGCATCTACTATGTCACGTGTCATCACAAATGCAGTAGGTAGATTTTCGCCTTGCAATAAATCGTTGCCATAAGCAATGCCGGTTTTACCCCTTAACGCCTTCTCAAACTCTCTATCCCAATGTAGCGTTCTAGGAATGTGATCATCACCCATGAAAACAAACAGTTGATAAAAAGGATAGCGAGAAATATCAAGCAAACTAACTGCACCGGAATTAAGAGATTTGGCACAACCACCTGTTTCATTATGTGCCGGAATTTGGTAGTAATTGTCATGTTTGTAATACTCATCCCATTTTGGATCGTTGTTATCTATTACTGCATATAAGTCTGCATCTGCCTTTGTATCAATAAATGCTTGTGCTAGGCGTAACATGTTTTCAGGCCTGCCCCTAGTCGGTACGACCACGCACATACTCATGGCCATAGGGTAGGGGATCGGGCTGACTTATTTCTTAGATATAAGTATTTGGTAAAGCGTGTCTATTTTTTCCTCTATACGCGCAACCCTGCCTTCTAAATTATGACGGCCATTATTATCAGGCTTTAACTCACTTAGATAATGCTTAACTAGCCATCTAACAGTTGCTACCAATGCACCTACTATGGTAATTGTAGATACTGCTAAAGCCGCCCAATCATTAGCGCTCATTAACTATTTACGCCAAATTGATCATTTTTAGGGTCTAAATAGCGAATTAAAGGTGCGATTACGGCACCTGCTAAAATTGCTAACTCAGGCCGAACATCTGCAACTAAGGCTAATGCTGTTGTAACAGTTGCAACTGCAACGCTTCTTAAATATGACTTGATAATTTCTTTTTTCTTTTTATCTAATTTCATTTCAATCCTAACTGTTTTATTTTTTGTTGAACTTCATGCCTAGTTAATGCTATTTCAAAATGCATTTCATCTTTACGCTTTTTGTAATTACCGCCCCAGCCCAATCCGTATTTAGTTATCAATAGGTTAATTGTATTACGCTGATCCTTATTAAATGTATTTGACTTGCCTAAAGGATGCTTAATTGCATTTAAGTCTATGGCTGTACCGGATGAATGATTGCTTAGAACCCGATCTGATCCCCTGGTCATGCGGAACGCATAACCCCAATCATCTAACTGGCCTTGATCAATAGGTTCAACTAATTCATGAAATTCTTTAGCAAAATTAACAAGCAATGGCGCAACGGCTTTACAACAAGCAAACTTTATTTTTGTACCTGGCACATTAAAAGATTCAATGCTTAATGCCTTGCGATCCTCACTAGCCGGCCAACCATTTGGGCTAGTCAGTTCTCTAATAGTTGCCATAATTAGGTTTTTTGTTATGATCTAAACAATCCCATTTAGCATTTTCAATGTTTAACATTGCTTGATTACAACATTTAGGATGAATAAAAATATCTTCTACTGGTAAATATGTATAACCTATACCAGCATAATTACCTCTAATGTTGCCATTATATGAGGTGCGTTTACAGGTTTGACCTTTAAAGTTTGCATACCAAGTTTCAGGGTCTGATCCTTCAATAGTTTCAGTTTCATCAATTCCTGCAATGACCTCTGTGACTTTGTTATTTTCGTCTAAAAATGCGTAATGTGCCATTATGCCCAACTCACATTTCCTGTGCCTAAAGTAATAGTTGTAACTTTGTATAAACCATCTGTTGCAGTTGAACCTGTTAAACCAGCACCAATAGTTATTGTGCCATCAGCAGTTAAATATCTAAGAATTACTACGCCCGATCCGCCATTTTCTAAATCACCTTTACCGCCGCCGCCGCGATTTGCAGTTGATCCCCCGCCTAGGCCATTTGTTCCACCTTGACTTCCGCCGCCACCTGCATAAGTTATTGAAGTTCCAGTAATTGAATTCGCTCTACCTGCGCCGCCGTTTAATCCAACAGTCCCAGCCGAGGCTCCTGCTCCACCACCCGCTCCACCAACGCCATTGACCGATCCAGTATTTCCATAACCAGTTGCTTCC